TTGTTCCTGTTATATCAGCGTTAGCCATTACTGTTTGTATTTCTACATTGTCAATAAAATATTCAACTTTGCCGCCTCTTTCAAACGGAGTTGTTACTTTAGGGTTTGCACCACCACCGCTTCTTAGTATAACTTGACTAGGTGCTCTATTTCTATAGCCGCCGCCTGGGTCATTAAAATCAGATTGGCTAAGACAACTTAATTCAAAAATATAGTTGTGTGTTCTAAATTGTTCTAGTATATTTGGTTTTGCAGATGGAAAAATATTTAAAGAATTTAGTGCAGCTGATAAACTGCTTCCTTTAAACATATCACCGCTAAGAAGGGCTTTAGCATCAGTTACTAGAGCTTTAGTTGTATTTGCAATGTCTTGTCCTAAGGCACGAACTTCGTTTACAGCATTAACTGCTTCGTTCCATGTTCTTTCAACTTGTTCTACTCGTTGAAGGGCATTGTCTACTCTGTTGATGCCTTCAAGCAGCCTATCACCTGTAGGTCTTGCCATATGTTAAACTCCCAGTACTCTTAGTAAATTATCCTTTTTAGGAAGATATATTTGTGTTCCTGGTATGAAGTCATATATAGGATCTTGTATAACATCCATGTTTCTTTGTGCAAATACCCACCACAATTTTGGAGTACCGTAAATATCATAAGAAAGCAAATCTGGTCTGTAGATGTACTGAGGTTCTAGCTCATACAAAACATCATCAGCTTCTGCAGGGATTGTTCTTATTTGAAAATGACTTAGTGCTCCATTTAAACTATAGTTTGTTTTTGCCCAAGGACTTGATTTTTGATATTCTGCCATTAGATGTATCCTTTGCCGCTTACTAAATCGCCATTAACAAATTGACGTAGACTAAATTTTTCTTGTTCACGTCTACTATAAGTAGGTAATAATGTAATACTAACCAAACTTTGCACTGGAACATGTACTGATCCGTTGCTTGATGTGGGAACACTACCTCCTGCAACAGATTCAATTGTACTAAGAGCAGCACTAAGGGCTGACGATGCACCACCCGGATTGACTGCTATGTAGTCTGTGTCAGGAGATAGGTCAATTGTAAAGTTTTGTACAACTACCGGAACGCCGTTAAAAACATAGTCGCCATAACCGCTAAAGCGTAGTACAGGTGGTGGAGAACCTTGTATGTCTCCGTTGCCAGACCCGTAAGCCATTTTTGTTACACTTCTTAAATAATGTAGTACACCCAGCCAATATTTGCCTTCTTCTTCTGTTTCATTGAAGAACTGAGCAGATACTGTGATTTGATCTACGCTACTATTTCTGTATGCTTGTGTTGGATAATTAGTATGTGTAGGTGCTATTGCATTATAATTTGCTGAATGTACAATGTTAACTGTAGGAGTATAAGGGAAAACAAGTCCGCCTGTTTTTCTTAACGGTGCAAGTAAAGGACTGCTTGTAAACGTTGAGTGTCCAGGCATAGAAAGTCTAACACGCCAATCGCCACTGCTTGGAAAATTAGCTTCTGTTACACTGCCGCTTGTGCCACCGTTAAGAAGATTTACTAATGATCTGCTTGTTCTTAAGATCCTTCCAACGTTGCCAGACTGTATGTCTGATGCCAACTGTTGAGTAGTTCTTAAGCCGGTGCTAACGGTAGCTGCTGTTTGCTGAACTGTATTGAGTACTTTTCTAAATGACATTTTTCTTGTCTCCTATACATTATTTAGTTGACTTTATTAACAGAGTATATTATAATAGTAACAAATAACAGGAGCCGGTATGAAAAGAGTAAACTACCTTAACAACAAAGACATTCTAGCAGAGATACATAGATCAAAAAATACATTTTGTTCGTATGTTGATCCAGAATATCATCAATATGACATCATTTTACCAAGTTTAGACAAAATTAACATTAGAACTATTGCAGAGGCCAAAAGAAACAAGGCTAAAAGATTATCACAAGCAGACTATGAAGCACGTAAAGCAGCCGGAGAACGTGTAAAACAAGCAGACTGCGAGATAGATTATAGAAAAATAACCAAAGAAGAACTAATTTTCCGTATTATGACCTTTGATCATATACCAGACGAACCCGGACGCAAAAAGAACCCAAAGAACGATGCAGATCGAAAAGTTAAATTAAACTTTCCACCGTTCCAACATTACAAGTTCAACGACACCGATGAGCTTGTTTGTGTAGGGAAAAGCCATTGGCAAGGTGGTATGGAAAACGGAAACTTTGACCATAAACACGGTAAAGCAACAAATAAACTAGCCCTTATGTGGATGAAACTGTGTGATCGTTATGCTACCCGTGGTAATGTAAGAGGATATACTTATAATGACGAAATGCGTGGACAAGCAATCCTCCAATTGGCACAGATTGGTTTGCAATTTGATGAGAGCAAATCTAATAACCCGTTTGCATACTACACAGCGGCTGTCACTAACTCATTTGTACGTGTTATCAATATTGAGAAACGCAATCAAAACATCAGAGATGATATACTTGAACAAAACGGAATGAATCCATCGTTTACACGAACAGGTAATGCAGAATGGGAATCACAAATGGCAAGATTGAACGAAAATTCATCCGATTAATGGTTGACTTTTGATGCATGCTATAGTATAGTATTAAAAAACTACAGGAGAAGTACGACTTGTTTAAGAAAGCAGCGGTGTTTACGGACATCCATTTTGGACTAAAAGGCAATAGCAAGACACACAATGACGACTGCGAAGCATTTGTAGATTGGTTTATTGAACAAGCAAAAGCAAATGGTTGCGAAACAGGTATTTTCTGTGGCGATTGGCATCACAATCGTAACAGTCTTAACCTTACAACTATGGATGCAACCATACGTTCAATGGAAAAACTAGGTGCAGCATTTGAGAAGTTTTACTTCTTTGACGGTAACCACGACTTGTACTACAAAGACAAGCGTGATGTTAACAGTACTGCATTTGCAAAGTATATCCCAGGTATTACATTTGTAGATAAAGTTACGATAGAAGATGACGTTGCACTTGTTCCGTGGCTTGTTGGTGATGAATGGAAGAAGATAAGTGATATAAAAACCAAATATATGTTTGGACATTTTGAACTTCCAAGTTTCTACATGAATGCTATGGTACAGATGCCGGATCACGGTGACTTACGTGCTGAGCATTTTAAAAATCAAGAATATGTGTTTAGCGGACACTTCCACAAACGTCAAAAGCAAGGCAAAGTGCATTACATTGGTAATGCGTTTCCACACAACTATGCAGATGCATGGGATGATGACCGTGGCATGATGATTCTTGACAAAGAAAACAATGCAGAGCCAGAGTACATCAACTGGTCAGAGTGTCCTAAGTATCGCACAGTTAAACTAAGCGAACTACTAGACCCAAATCAAAAGATTCTTAAAAGTAAAATGTATCTTCGTGTAACTATTGATCTTCCGCTATCATATGAGGAAGCAAGTTTTATCAAAGAAACATTTATTAACGAGTACGGTTGTAGAGAAATTACTCTTATTCCTCAGAAGCAGGTAGAAGAAATTACAACAGAACTTGACATTGCACAGTTTGAAAGTGTTGATCAAATTGTTGCAGGCGAAATTACAGCATTAGACACAGACAACTTTGACAAAAAAATGCTGCTAGACATCTATAACGAGCTATAAATGATTAGAATTAAAGACCTAACAGTAAAAAACTTTATGAGTGTGGGGAATCAAACCCAGGCTGTAGACTTTAACAAAGAACAACTAACACTTGTACTTGGTGAGAATTTAGATCAAGGCGGAGACGATACTGGATCACGTAATGGTACAGGTAAAACTACAATAATCAATGCGTTGAGCTATGCACTGTATGGACAAGCACTTACAAATATTAAACGCAATAATTTGATTAACAAAACTAACAGCAAAGGCATGTTGGTTACACTTCATTTTGAAAAGAATGGTACAGACTATCGTATTGAACGTGGTCGTAGTCCTAACGTTCTTAAGTTTTATATAAACAATCAAGAGCAGGAAATGCTTGACGAGTCGCAAGGCGACAGTCGCAAAACACAAGAAGACATTAATGAACTGCTAGACATGAGTCACGATATGTTCAAACATATTGTTGCACTTAATACCTACACAGAACCGTTCCTAAGCATGAAGCAAAATGATCAACGTGCTATTATTGAACAGTTGCTAGGTATTACTATTCTGTCTGAAAAAGCAGAAACACTAAAAGAACAAATTCGCAATACTAGAGATGCAATTACAGAAGAAACACTAAAGATTGATGCTATCACTAGTGCAAATAAAAAGATTGAAGAAACTATTTCAAACTTAGAAAGCAAACAACGTGCATGGAATGCTAAAAAGCAACAAGATGTTGCTAAACTGCAACAAGGCATAGACGAACTAGAACATTTAGACATTGAAGCAGAACTAGAAGCACATGAAAAATTGCAAAATTGGACTGAATTAAACACAGCAATTACGGCTCTTAATAAAGAAAAAAGCACACTAGACTCTGCACTACTACGTGCCAATGGTTCTGTTGAAAAAGCTGAAAAAGACATCGCAAATCTTGAAGATGCGGTGTGTTACACTTGTAATCAACCGCTTCACGCAGACAAAAAAGATGAAATTTTGTCAAGAAAGTCTAAAGAATTACACGATGCACTAGCATATCAAACAGAAGTTGCTGGTAAACTAGACAGTGTGTTGTTAGAACTTAAACAAATTGGTGATATCAACGGTCGTCCTAACACATTTTATGAAACTGCTAAAGAAGCATACGAACATAGAAAGAACGTTGATGCACTAAAACATTCGCTTGAAGGAAAAACAAGCGAGGAAGATCCTTATCAATCACAAATTGACGATCTAAAACATACTGCTATACAAGAACTAGATTGGTCAGCGGTAAATGATCTTACAAACTTTAAAGATCATCAAGAGTTCTTGTTAAAACTATTAACAAACAAAGACTCGTTTATTCGTAAGAAAATTATTGATCAGAATCTTGCATATTTGAACAACAGATTAACCTACTACTTAGACAAACTAGGACTGCCCCATCAAGTTGTATTCCAAAATGATTTGAACGTTGAAATTACTCAACTAGGACAAGACCTAGACTTTGATAATCTAAGTAGAGGAGAACGCAACAGATTAATACTTGGTATGAGTTTTGCTTTCCGCGATGTTTGGGAAAGCCTGTATCAAAAAATTAATCTATTGTTTATTGATGAGCTCATTGACAGTGGAATGGACACAGCAGGTGTTGAAAATAGCCTTGCAGTTCTTAAGAAGATGGGCCGTGAACAGGAGAAAAATGTATTCTTAATTTCACACAAAGACGAATTAGTTGGACGTGTGACACATGTAATGAAAGTTGTAAAAGAAAACGGATTTACAAACTACGAGAATGACATTGACATAGTGGAATGATAGACGACGATATTCATGACAGGCTAACACAGGCATACCTAGAATACTTTAAGGCTAACGAAAAGTTTGAGGCACGAAATTCTGTACGCACTCATAGAGAAGCACGTAAATGGCTTAGAATTATGAGGGATCTTGCAAAGCAACGTATGGATGAAATACACGAAAAGCACAATACAACACGTAAAACCAAAAACGACTAGGCACAACAATAGGCAACGGTAAGTAAGTTCATGCAGTGGACTTACAGAGGAAAACATATTAACGAAATTCCTGATGAATATGAAGGATTTGTTTACCTTATCACTAATAAAACCACAGGGCAAAAATACATAGGCAAAAAACTAGCAAAGTTTAAGACCACAAAGCCACCACTCAAAGGCAGAAAAAACAAAAGACGAGGCTACAAAGAAAGCGATTGGAAAGACTACTGGGGCAGCTCAGATAGACTACAGGCAGACGTAGACAAGTTAGGCCCAAAAAATTTCACAAGAGAAATACTTTATCTGTGTAAAAGCAGAGCAGAAATGAGTTACATAGAGGCACGAGAGCAATTTGACCGCCGTGTATTAGAGACGGATGAATATTATAACGGGATTATTAATTGTAGAGTTGGCGGTTCCGATAAATTGCGTAAGGCATTACTAGAACACACTATCAAGGCAAAACAATCCAACACCTAAGGTTGGCGGGCCAGTTTGAAAATACCGCTGTGGAAAAAGCATCCTTGATCGGAGCACACGTAACATATTGAGCGGCGTTCGGTAGTAGAGCGTTTGATTGATATAGATAGATTGTTGGCTGTCGAAAAACTGCACATTACACATAAAAACCGTATGCACTAGGAACGAAGCAACGGGTATAATGTTACATAAATTGCACATTAAAGCGTATAATGCTACCTTAATGTTACAATTAATGCACATTAGATGTCGACGTAGGTTGGGAAAGGTCAGAGCCCATTGTGTAGCAGCAAAACACCTACTTCCAAGTCTCGGCTGTGACGAACTCACATGAAGTTTGAGATTAGATGGAACCGTAGCAGGTTCCGTCTGACTGAAACAATCTACATGAAGCAATTACAATGTTACTTCGTAACATTGCTTTAATTCATATCTACTACTTCTATCACACATAATCTATAAACGAAGTGCATAGTTTGAGCGTAAGCGAAAACTAAAATGAGCTTTAGCTCATTTCTAATATAAATACATGCATAATAAGTTAGGATCGTAAGTAATGAATATTCATGAAATAGTTTCATCTTCTGCTAAGAGACAATTTGCTGACAAACAATTCTGGAATGAAGTGTTTAAAGAAGCACGTACTACTAAACCTGTTAGAATTAACAAGGGAATAATCGAGTGGGATGAATCAACAACAAAACGTTTTTTGTCTGAAGCTGGTGAAGCTAGTGCTGCAATCCAACGAATTGGGTTTCGTGGTGATTGGTTTGGAGTAATTTATACAGAAGCAAATGGCCAAAAGACTGTCGGTGCGTTTCCTAGCAGAGAAGCAGCTAATCGTGCAAGAAGAGAATTTGAATCTAGTGGCAGGATGTTTAGAGGAAATCCTAGTTCTGCACCTGATAATGTTAAGACTTGGGTTACTACACAACAACAAAAGATTAGACTAGCAGGAATAAAAGCTCAAAGGGCAGCTAGAGTTAAACAATTTTTAGAAGGTCCTAAAGCTAGTAGAGCATTAAGAATACTAAGACCAATACTTGTTGTATTAGGTGCTTGGAATATAGTAGGCGAGTATTTTGAAGACATATACCTACTAGTTGGTGAAATAATAGAAGCTACATCATCAGGCGATCTTCAAGAAGCACAGAGTAAACAAACAGTTCTTGCAAATTATTTAGAACATGAAACTGGAAGAGTGTTTTTTAGAGTTATGGTATTGTTTGTTGGAGCATTACTTGTAGCAAGAACAGCAAGAGCTATTGTAAGCAAACTAATGTGGGCAATGCGTATAGGCAGTCTTGCAACTGGTCCTGGTGCAATAGTTGCCTGGACACTAACTTTTATTATTGAAGGCGGCATGTGGGCTATGTTAAGCACACAATGGGGCCAAGAAAAAATAAGAACTGCATTTTTATGGATAATGGAAAATGTATGGCCTTCAGCAGCTGGCCTTTTTGTTGAAGAAGCAGCAAATGATCAAGAAGCTGAGCCAACTATGGCAGACAGGCTGAGAACAGATACTGAAAAAACTGTTGGTGATGTAATTGAAGGATTTGGCAATATAGACCAATCAGAGTTGCAAGATATGAAAGATGATGTTGAATCTTGGGCAGCTCAACAAGGCGATCCAGCAGACACTGATAGATCTAATCCTTCAACAACTCCTGCTGATAGAGTAACTCCTGGCAGAACTGTAGCACCTGTAGTTCCTGGCAATGTACAGCAAAATTTAAATTCTTTAGAATGGTAAATTAAACCAACGGCATTCCGGACTTTTGAGTTGTTTCCCAGTTATTTTTAATTATTTTAATAAAGATTTCTCTGTCACCGGTATCAATATTAAACATTAGATCGTCCCACCCGACGCCACCTCTCATATTCCACAATATTCTGTACAAATCGTCTTTTAATTGTTTCTGAGAAGTTTCATATGTTTCGATATGCTTTTTAATTTCAGAATCTGAGGCCTGAACTATCAGTCGGCGAAAAAAGACGAGTCGTCCATTGTAAGAGCACTAACATACGATTCGTTACACGCAGCACATGTTAGATTTAATCTAGGCAAGTCCCATTCTTGTGTGTTTTCTTTAATAACAGTTTGTATACCATTAAAAAATTTTCTGTCATTTTCAAGAATAAATTTAGTAATTACATTGTGATCTGTAATTTCTACTTCACCATCTTTTATTTTATACACTTGGTATAGTATTGTTTTTTGATTTATTGTTTGAATAATATTGTAAATGTTTTTTGCATATTCATTTTTTTCTTCTTCAGACAATTTATCTGCTGATACTGCCTGCATCATTGTTCTATTTGCTTTGAACAATTCTAACTGTACTTCATTCCATTGATTATAAGTAAGAGGTTTTAGAAAAAATTTAAGATCTTCAATAGTACATGTATCTTTATAAACTTTTTTATGATAATTATCTAAGTGTTCACTTAGATCAATTTCGTGTTTGTTTTCTTCTTTACAATGACCGCATGCAGTTAGTTTATCATATGTTGAACCAAAAGTAGCTTGTCTTATTGCAATTAAAAAATATTCTATATCAATTTGTGATAGTTCTCCTGCATCTTTAATCCTTGGCATGCACGACTCTATTAATTTTTTAACTGCTTCTCCATTGAGTAATGCCTCCGGAGCTTTCATTGCTATCTCGTCTGCACCAGTCATTGAGTAAACAGGGATATCTTTGAAAGACTCACCGGAAACAACACTAGAATCAATGTATCTAAACTCAGATGGAGCATCAACAAAAATCTTTGGTTGACGCTTATACTTTGTGAGTAAGTTTTCCATGGTCTCTCCTTTTAAGGTAAATAACTATACTAACTGATATTTATATCGGTATTTTTGTCAAAAGGTTAAACATGAGTGACGCAGATCGCATTGCCGCATTAGAAGAAGAAATAGAACGCCTCCGTACGTCAACTCGAGGTGCGGCCGGCAGTACTAGTCAGTGGACAGCAGCTCTTGGTGATGCCACTAGTGGCATTGGTAAATTTGGATTAGCTGCACTTTCAGGTGAAACAAGATTAACTGCTTACGTTGATGCCTTTACTCCATTAATGAGGCGAATTCCAATAGTCGGTGACGCACTTGGAGGAATGTCTAAGGCTATTGCCGGTTATATAGACGAAAGTACAGCATCATATCAAGGTTTAACTAGATCTGGTATACTTCTAAGTGGAGGTTTGACTGAAGTAGGTCAGGTTGCAGCAAGATCAGGCATGT